GCCCCCCCGGGGTGGATGGTTTGTTTGTGACTTTTGACTCACCCCCAACCCTGTGTCTACAATAATCTTTGTAAATAGTCTTGACTTACCATCTACCTACCGTCTAGTTTCATGTTTTCCCAAACGGGGTACAAGAAACCCCACTGAAAGCAGGAACAGACAATGGCAGAAGCAGCATTCGACCCGTTTGCGCTAGGCACCGGCCTCGCAACCGAAATGTCCGGCGAAATCACCGAGGCATGGTTCACGTTCGACAACATGTACAACGCCGGCAACACCGCGATCCTCAAACTCAAGATCGCAGACCCAGTCATCGGCGAACAAACCCTCCTGTACCCGTGCGGTGACAACTGGGAACCCTACGAGAACGGCGCTCGCGTCCGTCACAACAGTGGTAACGCACGCAACTTCAACCACCAGTCCGGTGTTGGCCTCCTCCTCGCTGCTGCGGCAGACGCAGGACTCACCGACATGCTCCGCGACCGTGGCATGACCCCGTTCGAAGCAAAACTGTGGGAAGGACTGAACCTCCGGTTCGAGAACAAGGAGTTCACTTACACGGACCGTAAGACGAAGGAAGAGCGTTCGTACTCGAGGATGCTTCCCACCGGTCTGAACAACGGTTCCAGCCCCGCACCGGCAGCAGCAGTGGCTGACGCTGAGGTTGCTACTGGCACCGGGTTTGACCTCTCTTCGATCCAACCTGCGACCCGCGGGAAACTCAAAGCTGTCGCAGCGGGATGCTCGAACAACGACGAGTTCATTGAGAAGGTATTCACCGCGAGTTTCGAACTGTCCGAGGACATCGAGAACGCGGTCGTTAACAACGCTGACCTGTTCAACGCTCTTAAGGGCTAACAGCAGCACCCCCTTTTGTACCCATTCTGCCCGTGCCGGTCACAAACCCTCTCCTCACTCCTGGGTGGCCGGCACGGGCAACAACAGTTTTGAAAGGCAATGATGTCTAGAAAGTTTGTTATCGAGCCGGGTGAACCACCCGATCAGAAGCAGCGTGGCCGCAAATCGCAGTACACCGACGCTCTGAACACGATTATCGGCGACAACGATTCGCATGACTTGTGGATCCTTCTCGCTAGTTACACCGCAGCCACCGGGGCGCGTGACGCACTCAAACGGATTAGGAACGGTGAGATCGATACGCCTTCGCCTAACTCGTGGGAATACCGTGCGGTATCGGAAGGCAAGGAAGACGGAACCGAGTCCGAACTGTACGCCCGTTACCACACCGAATGGGCTGACCGGTGAACCTGCTCAAAAAGTTTTGGGTGTGGTTCAACCGGCCCGCTCCCCGCTACAGGCAAACCCCGCAGACCGTTGACTTCACCCCACCCCCACTAAAAATGCGGGGCAAACATGGGTGACGATCGTGCGAGCGTGTACCGGATCGAACCCGACCATGACATCTGGGTTTACCGTGCGTCGGCTGTGGGTGGTTGTGAGCGTGCGCTTATAGCGGCACGCAAAGAACTCGACAAAGTGCCCCCGCCTGCTTCTCTTCAGGTGAAGTTTGATGAGGGACACGCAGCGGAACACACGATCATGGAACGGTTCGCTAAGGACCACCCAGGGTTCGCTATCAATATCCCCGACAACGACGACGAGCAGATCGAGGTTGAACTCGAGCGGACCGTACGGTGGGGTAACCACTATCAGGAAACCCAGGTTGTTATCCGCGGCCATCTTGATGGGCTGGCGGTAGATCCTGCGACGGGGTTCGCTGTCGTGGTTGACGCTAAAGCGTTCGGCCCTTCGTTCTGGAAACAGTTGCAGTCAAAGGGGATTAAGGCGTTCCCGTACTACCTGTCTCAGATGGCGGTGTACATGGAAGCAACCGGAGCGAAAACCGCTGTCCTACCTGTGGCGCTCAAATCTGAGGATGGGACCGTAGGCCCCGACAACCAGATCGATTACCACTGGCTGACCCTCGAGGATGTTGATATCGAATCGGTGTTTGACAAGATCCGCCGGGTGGAACGGGCGGTCGGTCTGGGTGAAACACAGGGCGAATGGCCCGACTGCCCGCCGAGTTCCCTCTGGGGGTGTGGTTACCCGCAGGTTCACGACCCTGTCGAGTACACGGGGATGGAAGACCCCGCCGACCAGGCTGTGTTCATCCGAGCCGCCGGCCTCCTCGACGACGCAAAACTGTTCGAACAGCAAGCCAAAACAGCCAAGTCTGAGGCGAAAGAACTAACGCAGCAGCTAGTTGCGAAACACGGGAAACGTCTCCAGTACGACGGCCAAACACTCGTGTGGGTTCGTTCGCAGATCGAACTATCAACCCGAACAGTGAAGGCGCATGTCCGGGAGTTCCCGAAACTTGGTCGCCGCAAAATCGTCGCCGGAACGGGTGAGGGTGACGACTGGGCTGGGACAGGTACAGGTGTCTAGCCCCGAGCTGGTCACACGAAAAGAAGTTTCAAACATCCTCGGCGTTGACCGGTTCACAGTGAACCGGTGGATCCGAGAAGAGATCATCGTTCCCGTGGAGATCACGAAGTCGGGGATGCCGCTATTCGAAAAAGGGCTGATCGTAAGGCTCGCAGAGTTCATTCGCATACAACCAGAAGAACAGGAAGAACAACCATGATTTTGCAACCACCATCTAAAGCACCGGAGAGGATCCTTCTCTACGGTGACGCAGGGTCGGGTAAGTCGACGGCGGCGTTAACGATCGCTCACACAATGGGCGCAACGGAAACTATGCGAGTCGTTGACACCGACTACTCCGCTAGTTGGTTCCGTTCGCTTGCCTCGCCGAACCACGCAGAGTTCGCAGACCGGGTCCAGGTTGAAGTAGTTGGACCGGCGGATTGGAAAGGCCAGTTGAAAGCCGTCAGGGACGCAGCAGCGGGAACAGTTGAAGGCGACTGGCTTGTCCTCGACTCGGCGACACCCTGCTGGCAAGCAATCCAAACCTTGTACATCACGATGAAACACGGCGACGATTTCTTCGATTTCTTCGCTACGAACGGGTCGAAAGACAACGACAAAACTGATGCCGATATCAACTGGCAGGCAGTGAACGGCGAGTTCGCCAAAATGTACGACGCATTGTTCACCTGCAAAGGGAACTTGTTGTTGACTGCTGAAGCTGACGCTGTCGGGGACAGGGATGACCGCAAAGTCCGGTCGTTGTATTCGACGATCGGGTTTAAACCTAAGGGTCAGAAGACGTTGGCGTACACCCCGCACACGGTGCTGTTCATGTCGAAAGCGCGGACCGGTGAGTTTCGTATGACAACGATCAAGGATCGTGAACGCGAAGAGATCGAAAACGTAACCGTCGCCGATTTCGGTCGCGACTATCTGATGAAGATCGCCGGCTGGCGACCAAAGAAAGCGGGCTGATATGGGTGATATGGGCGACCTTGCTGACGGTAACAACTGGGCTGGTCTGAAAAGGGTCAACGAGTTTGGGTTCGACACGCTAACCCTTGACAACGAAACGTACCTTCTGCCTGACAAGGTTCGGATCGGTGCGGGTGCCGCACCAACCGACGCGGGTGTGTCAACGGTCCTCACGTTTGACTATGCGATGCAAGTCGAAGATGAGACTCTGGTGCTTGGGATCGCGTTGGGTGTCGACGAAGCGAAACGCTTGGCCGAGCAGATCATCATCCTTCACGCTGCGCACACAGGGACAAGCAGAACCTTGTGATCATCTCGCCGACAGAACCCGTTGCGCTACGAAACCTGGGGACAGTGTCGATGCTCCCCGAGACTTTCGGGTGCGACCTGTTGTTCGCAGCGAACGGCAGGTGGGCGGGTGTGCAACGCAAAGAGTTTAAGGATCTGATCTCAAGTATCAGGGACGGAAGGCTCGGCGAGCAGATCGCGAAGATGTCCGACCCCGGTTTGTGTTACCGGATGGTCGTTGTTGAGGGTTCAGCTAAGTGGACTATGTCGGGTGATCTGGTCGGCAGGTACGGCGGGGGGGTCACCCGGCAGTCGTTGAGAAAGATTTTGTGGACTGCACGGGCGAACGGCTTGTGGGTCGACTTTTCGGACAGCCTTGATGACACGGTCCGCCTTCTCGAGACGTTTGAGGAGTGGTGCAAAAAGGATGTTCACCGTTCCCTCTCGGGTCGGCCGGCGGTCCGCTCGCAGTGGGGGACAGTGAACTCGAGGGACTACCAGGTTCACCTGTTGCAAGGTCTGCCGGGTGTTGGCCCCGAACTCGCCGCGAAGATTTTGGATCAGGTTGGGATGCCAATGATGTTGGACCCCCAGTCGGATCTTCTGTCCGTGTCAGGGCTTGGCCCGAAACGTGTTGCGGCAATAACAGCAGTATTCAAAAACAGTTTCCTATCAAACGAAAGTGGTGTTCAAGATGAGTGAATGGCAGACAATGGAAGTCAAAGTTGAATGGGATCCGGGTCTTCCCGGTGAACGGGTGATCTGTTCGGCGATGCGTCAGGGTGTCGGGGTGCGCGCACCTCACACACTGTTCAGTCTCCCTGTGGGGATTCTCGAAGAGTTCGGCCTTGTGGCCCCTGTGCCGCAGGAGGAAACAGTCCTTCTGAAAATGTGGGTTACGGCCGACGAGTTGGATCAGCTTGGCTTGGCTGCTGAGGGGATCAGCACGATCACCGACGCGGTCAGTATCGCCCAAACGCAACTCACTGAGGTGGAGTTGTGAACCGGCTGATCGTTGCTGGGGCCGTTGTCATGTTGGGGATCGTGTCGGGGTGTTCGTCCGGGTACACCGCACCGGCAGGGTCAGGCGAATACACGGGTGGTTACCCGGCCGTTGACGACGAACAGGTACTCCTCGGGACAGTCTGGAACCAGATGTCTTTGTCTGATCAGACAGAGATTTGTGCGGCCGTGATAATCAACGGGGCAGAAGAATCGGCTGGGGTTGTTATCACCGGCGATACCGTCGGGTCGCTCACCCTCGCAGGGACCACACAGTTCCTAACACGGAAGTGTTTGTGATGTGGCTACACATACCGAACTTAGATGTTTGCATCTCTGCTCAGGGTACGGGGGCTTCGAACTCGGACTCCGACTCGCCGGAATTGATGCACGAACCGTGGCTCACGTTGAGCGGGACAGCTACGCGGCGGCCGCTCTTGTGGCCAGGATGGAAGAGGCGCACTTGGATCCGGCTCCTATCTGGGACGATCTCACAACCTTTGATAGCGGAGCGTGGCGCGGCCGAGTGGATTGCATCACTGCCGGTTTCCCCTGTCAGCCTTTCAGTCTCGCAGGATCACAGCGTGGCATTGACGACGAACGCTGGCTCTGGCCTGCCATCAAACGAATCGTTCGTGAAGTGGGACCGAGATTTGTGTTCTTGGAAAACGTCCCCGAACTTGTTCGGGGAGGTTTGCCTTTTGTCCTCGCTGACCTTGCCGACCTCGGGTTCGATGCGGAATGGGGTTTGCACTCAGCGGCCGAGGTTGGCGCGCCGCACAAACGGGAACGGTTCTGGCTATTGGCCGACACCGACCGCCCACGACCCGAAAGACCTAGCGGCCTCGCCGTCACAACTACACCGAAACTCGCAAATGCTACCGGTAGCTGCGGCGATACATACGGCCAGTGGCCGCCAAATAGAGAAGGGGACTGGCCCGAGTACATCGCCCAAGGTGGACCTAAACCCGCGATTCGTAGAACAACTAATGGGACTCCCCCGGAATTGGTTGAATCCTTGCACCTCGGTGGGAACGGACTCGTACCAGCAGTGGCAGCAGCAGCATTCGTTGAACTACTCGACAGGCTCAGTGAATGAGGGCGCAGTGACTACCCAAAAGAATCGACCCCCCGAATGCTGCATCATGTCCGCGATAGCGGAAGAAGAGATCCGATGACCGAACCGATGAGAGTTCTAAGTTTCGGGGCCGGCGTTCAATCGTCGGCTGTTGCCAGAATGTCAATCATCGGGGAGCTTCCACCGTTTCATCATGTGATCTTTGCTGATACCGGGGACGAACCCGAATCGGTTTACGAGAACATGCGATGGTGGGAGAAACGGTTCACTGATGAAGGCGTGGCGTTTCATCAGGTTGGCCGGGGAACATCAATCTCTGATGATCTCCGGGCGGTGGTATCGGGTGAGAAAACCCGATCCTCGAATCCGCCTTTGTTCACACTGAACGAGGATGGCTCAACTGGGATTATCCGCAGGACATGCACCGCTGATTACAAGATTGAACCGATATTGCGTTCCCTACGGGATCTCACCGGGCTGCACAAGAAGCGGCACATGCACATCACGGACACCCTTGTTGAGCAGACAATGGGTATCTCATGGGATGAGGTTCAACGGATGAAAGACCACCCGTACCCGTGGGTCAAAAACGTGTACCCCCTGGTTGATCTGCGGCTCACCCGCTACGACTGCATCGCAGCGATGAAAGCCGATGACCGTTTCCCGGATCCTGTGCGATCGGCGTGCTGGCATTGCCCGTTCCACTCGAACGAAGAATGGCGTTACTTGCGTAACGAGGAACCGGAAGCGTTTCAGAAAGCGATCGACCTTGACCTCGATCTGAGATCCAACGGCCAATTCGGAAGAATCACCAAACCCGTTTACCTTCATAGTTCAGGGAAACCTCTCGGCGAAATCAACTTTGATAACGCCGAGGACGCAGGCCAAGGGACACTCTGGGGTGACGAGTGCGCAGGGGTGTGCGGGGTATGACCGACACAGGGTTTCGTGTCATCGGTGTAGTGGATGAACAGCGGCGGGTACTAGCCCAGCAGCAGTTAGTTAAAGCGGTGGTGGAGGGTCGGTTAACCAAACTTCGATTCGCGTCGAATCGAACCCCCTGAACCCCGGTCCTGCCGGCCCGATCTTCACACAGGGGATCAGGGTCCGGCAGATACCCCGTTTTTGTTCGGGTGTGCAAGACGCGAACGTGCCGGGAATATCAAAATCAAGGACGGGTGTTTGGGTTTGGGTGTCGGCGAGTTCCGCCTCGAGTTGCTCAACACGCGTTTGTAACGGTTCGAACGCCGCTTTGAAAGCGTGTTCGGGTATGAGGTTGTTGACGTAGTAGTCGGTGGTGAGGCGGTCCATGCTGGCCCGTGCAGTTTCCAGGCTGGCAGTAAGCAGGGTCACATCGACAGGGGGTGCGGCTGGGGTTTCCCACCCTTCCCGAAGGGTGTGCGTGATGATCGTTTCGATGATCTGGTCGACGGGTTCGGCGAGGATCCCGTTGCCGCACCCCTGATACCGTTTCTGGCACTGGTAGCGTCGCCCGTTCTGGTGGGGGATTGATGACATGCGACCCCCGCAACGCCCGCAGACAGTTACCCCTGTGGCCCACCATCTGAGTTGGTTGCCGTGCGGGGTGTTCTGGGGTCGGTTGAACAGGCCAACAAGTTTGGTGTGTTCCTCGAGGGTGATAATCGTTTCCCAGTTGCCGGTCGCAACAATTTTGCCGTTATGCCGGCGTAACCCTGCGAGCCTCGGGTTGGTTAGCATCCGGCCGATAGGGCTTCCATCCCACCTTGGGGACTGCGGGCCGGGGATCTTCTCGGTGTTAAACCTGCGTGCCATCTCCGACAGGCTGACCCCTTGGAACGCCCAGTCGACAAGCTGCCGAACATTCTGCGAGTGAACGGGGTGAAGTGTGACCCTGTCGGGGTTCCACCCGTATGGTTGGCGGCCGCCGTGCGATAAACCCTGTGCTGCCTGTGCGCCGAGAACAAGTTTGAGTCGCCGGGATTTGTCGTCGGATTCTTTCTGGGCGATCGTGACAAGGATGCGTGCCATGGCCCGGCCGTCGGGGCGGGATAGGTCGATGTCGCCGTGGACTGAGTAGATGGGAAACGCGCGGGTGGTCCCTGGTCGGTCTTCTAACGCGTCGATGAGGGTTTCGAGGTCGCGTACCTGCCGGATGAGCCGGTCGAGATGGTGGACGATGACTCCGGTTATTGTCCCGTTGCGTATCCCGTCGAGGATGTGGTTCCATGCGGGGCGTGCGACTTTGCGGGACCACGCGCTGATGTCCCGGTCGACATGTTCTTGGATGTGGTCCCACCCGTGTTTCTTTGCGAACTCAACGCATTCGGCTATCTGGGCTTCGGGGGATAGCGATGTGCCGTCGGGGTCGGATGAGACTCTCGCGTAAACAACTTTCATGGTTGCGAAAACTACACCTACACGGGGGTGTAAGTCTAGGTTTCGCAACCATGTTTGTTAGGCGGGTTTCGTCGACGTATTCCTGATAGCCAAACCACCCGTCAAAGCAGCCGTCACAACCCCAACCCACAAAGCCGCAGTCGCCTCATCCACAGCACCATACGCAACCAACAGCACCGTAACCGGAGTAACCAGCCGGTACAACCACGCACGCCGCTGCTCAGTCAACCACGGCACAACACGGCCACTACCAGCACCACCCACACAACAATCAGCGTGATCGTCACCGACCGCGCCAACATCATCAAACTCGCCCATCTCGGACATCTCTACCATCCTTATACTCGTGGAACTGTGCGGACAAAACCCGCACCTCTTCCCTTGTCGACATCACAGTGTCTTTCAAACTTTTGCCCCGGTTCGTGTTGACCTCATGGCGGATATCCAAAATGTCCACACTCAGATCATCAAGCTTTGCTTCCAACGGGGCCAACGCAAGATTGATCCGCTTCTCAGCCCGCAGATCAATACCTTTCAACAACGGGTTCACAAACCACGCACGCGAACCAGCAACAACAACAGTCACCGAAGCGACCAGACCTGCGGCCGCCAACAGAAAATCTCGGGCCTCGGTAAACAGGGTTACAGCAGCGGACATCAGGCACCCTGCTCGGCAAACCAGCGGATCCAATCCAACGCCGACTTCCCATTAATATTTTGGGTGAGCATGTTTGACCCTGGGCAAGCAGTCGGCTTCACAGCCCGATGCGGCAGAATCTGAATCTGCGCAAGATCCGGGACAAGCTGCCCGGTCATCCGCATAATGTTGATCGTCCTAGCAACATTCACCAAAGCGGGCATCGTCGGATGCTCCTGGTCCATGTTGCCTATGAAACTAAACGCGTACCCCTCAGAGTTATGGCCGGCGGTGTGCGCCCCAACCATCTTCCCCGCGCCCTCGAGGATCGCCCCCGTCGGGTGAACCGTAAAGCTGTATCCGGGTGCAAGTTTCCGGCTGTGCAACACCTTCTCAACGAGCCGCATATCGCCGCACGGGTCGTCGGTAGCGGGGGTCACAGTGTGATGGATAAACACCTTGGACCGCAGCGGTCGCATAGCGATGTTCCCAGCACGATACTTCGCACCCCAGTCAGCGCGAGGCACCAGAACGTAACCATTTTCGAGCATCGTTACAGTCATAAACAAACCCTTTCAAACAACCCGTAGACACATTGGTTTGCACCAAGCGAAGACATGTGCGTATAATGACAAGGCTTGTTTGATGGTCGCCCAGTTCTGTTCTGCTGGGCGACCACAACACGTTTTGGGGTCAAGTTCCGGTAGCTGTTACTAGACAGTAAGCCTACAGTCCGTTGTCACCCAACAGGTTGATCTACCTGCCGCACCGAAAGCACCTCAGGTGGCACCCTGAACAGTGTTGACAGGATCGCAAGGTGACCAACACTGATCCGTTTACGGCCCGCCAAATACTCGCAGATTGTTCTCGAGTTGATCCCCGTTTCGGCGGACAGACCCGCTACACGCCACCCGTGAAACAACATGAGTTTCCCCAGGTTCGTAGTCACGTTGTACGGGCGGCCACCATTCACACCGAGTTTCATCCCGCAGCCTCCTCAGGAACATCCAACATCGCCGGGTTGTACTCACCGGACTCCTGCTGCTGAACGATCGCACGAATATTCTCCGGTGAGACACCCTCACCGACAAGACCCTCGATGTCACCCCGTTTGATCAGCTCCGCTATCCGCATCGTCCTAGCTTTCTGACGTTGCGTTTCAGCCTGATAATACTTTTTGCCGGTATTCGATGCCTTGTTGAGGGATGGCAAACCCATCCCCGATAACAGCATCGCCCGCGCAGCACCTTGCGATTCTGGGTCGGCACGCATCTTGTTAAAATCTTTGTCCAACCCGGACGCTCGAAACGCGACCTGCGCCTGGGGGATCGTGTTGAACAACAAGTTCTGCAACGGGTTCCCCGCCGTTGACTTCAACCGCCCCGTCGAAGGGTCATACGACATCTGCGGGAATAGTTCCGGCCCGCCCTGCTGGGAGTCGTAACCCAACTGTTGCAACACTGTCGACCCCAACGGGTTTAACGCACCGGCCCAACCGGCCAGAGTGAACAAGTTACCTACGTCGTTAAACGGGTTCATCGGCCCGATCCGCAAACTCTTACGGTTCCCGTCCTCGTCAACGCCACCGTATTCAATGTTGTTCAACATGTCGATGGTGCCACCCTCGCCCAGATCCTCGAACACTTGCCGGCCGAAACCCGCTACGAGTGCGGCACGCCACGGGTGATCCAACGGGTACGCCATCGTGAACCGCATCACATGCGACAGCCAACTGTAGAACGGGAACACCGACCGCAGGACGTTACGTTCGAACGGGGTCATAGCCGCCGAGTCCTGCAACACTTTACGGGCGATAGCAACACCCTCAGCCTGGGCTTCACCCCGAGACAACCCCTTCGCCAAAGCTTTGTCTTGCCCGTACAGGTAACCCATCACCCTGTACATGTCATCGAAATGCTGGTTGAAATCAAAACTCTTTTTGATCCCCATCTTCGCGTGCCGGCCGACCCAAGACTCGGTAAACAGACGCTGCTTCACACCGCCCATCTCGAACGCCAACCGCATCTCATCACGCGACGTATACCCGAGCAGTCGGGTCACCTCGGAAGCAACATCAGGTGATATTTGTTTACCGGTTTTCGCTGCGTTCAACAACATCCGGGTCTTCGCGATGTTCGCCGGTCGGAACGCCCCAGGCCCCGCCTCCGACATCAGCATCATCGCCCCACCAATAATGTTGTACAGATGCCAGCGTGGAGACAGGGGTAGCAGCGACACGCGCATCAGACCGGTGATCGGATCAACAAGACGTTTGATTGATGTTGACGATTCTTTGTTGAACGCTTCCAGAGTTTTACCAATAGACCTCGGTAACCAGACTGCTTCTTTTGATGCGGACGAACCCATCACCCCACCACCGAACACACCCATCGTCTCCGGGTTGTACGGCATACCCCACTGCTTCATCAACTGCTCTTGTTTCGCGAGAGCGCGAATCGAATCCACCCCAGCAGACTTCACAACAGCATGCTCGGCGAACATCGCCCGCAACTGCTCCTCGGGGATACCAAACTTCAACCCGATCTCAGTTGTGATCTCCGTTGAAATATGGCGGGCCATAATGTTGAAACCCTCGTGCGACAGTGCGATCGACGGGGAATCAACAGACGGCGAGATGTCACCCATCCGTTCCTTTGTTGCACGAACCGTTGGGATCCGATCAGAGATCCCACCATGACCAACTTGTTTCGCCTGAGAGATCGTCACACGCGGCAGGTAAATCGGGTCTTCACCCGCTGCTGCTAGCTGCTGCCACGTTTTCCTAATCCCATCCTGATGCACCCGGAACTCTTTGCCGTCCCAACCGGGGATGCGATCCACCTGGCCTTCACGCAACCACACTTCGGCCTGCCCACGATCACCGAGAACACCACGCGTTTCCAACTGGTTCACATAGTTCGCTGCGGCCTTATCGTTAATCATGTCAGCGAACCGTGCTGGGGGTGTTTTGCGTTCAATCGTGAACAGCCGTTTCTCGCGGGCCGCTACCTTCTCAACACCGTCAATAATCTTTCCGATCTGACGGTCAGTAACACCAGCAATTTTTGGCATCGGATAGTTCTGCTTGCGGTTCAACCGGCCCGCTGCGGAACGGAAATCCCCGGCGATAACATCCTGATACGCGGCTTCGAATCGTACATCCTGGCGGAGCAGATCAAACTTGTGCATCATCCCGATCTTGTCTGCACCTTTCGAGGTGACACCACCAAGGATCGCAGCCTTCGCGTCGTTGATTCCGGTCTGTTTCGACACAAAGTTTTTGGTCTGATCGGTTGTGAAAACCTCGCCTTTCCATTCGCCCAACAATCCCTCTTTCACCAAGTGGGTTCGCATCGTGTTGTTCGCAGCTTCCCATTGTGCGACGTACGCTTGCTCGTTCGGTAGGAACGAAGCACGATCAGCGACAGCGCCTTGCGTGCCGATAAGTTTCAGTTCCGCTTCACGCGCACGAGTCAACCCAAAATCGTCCATCAGGAGTGTGTCGTCCGCACCAAGTTTCGCCTGATACCGGGTGAGTGTCGCGACATCCTCGAGCGCCTGGGTTGGTGCGTTCACCCGAACCGTGCCTGATGTCCAGTCTTTTAGCTGCTGGTTCCCACCCTCAATAATCCGTGATACTTGCCGTGCTTGCCCGCCCATCAGATCCGACAGTTTCGCAACAGGTGCCAAAGTTTTGATGTTGTCGTCGACGAACTCGCCGGCACGGTTCGGTATCACACGGGGTTCAGCCAACAGTTGCGCTTCGGGCGAGTCATCAATTTTGCGTAACAGTGCGGTCGTTATCGGCCGCGGTTTGTTAACCGCCAACCCTGCCTTGTTCAACGCTGCGACTTCTTCTTGCGCGGCTTTGAACACCGGCGACGTTCTAGCCACCTTGTTCGCATAGGGCAGAACATCTAACGCTGTGAACAGGGGGTGGCGGACTATCTCATCGATGTCACCGCCTGCAAGGTTCGACGCGGTGAACGCACCTGGGATCATCCTGATGACCGGCAGATTCAAAAACTGTTGGACACTATTTTTGCCTTCGTCGCGCGCCTGCTGAAGATCGTCTTCTAACCCGTCGAACGTGTCGATTACTTCGTTGAACAACCCTTTCGGGATGTGCGGCAAAGCTTTCGCAAGGATCTTGAGGTCCGATACGGCGTTGTTTGGGATCGCCGTCGGCGAAGCAGATATCGGTTTCTCCGGGGTGACAGCCTCGTGTGTCATCGCGGCTTGCCCCGCTTTCATTGACGACAAAGCCGACACAGGCATCTGCCCTTTGCGGGCGCGTGCCATATCTAACTGTTGGGTTAACTGTTGAATCGCGGGTGGTAACTGCTGGAAACTTCGAAGGAACTCCGGGTTCGAATACTTGTTATCAATCGCTTTAAGAGCGCCCGGTAACTGTTGCAACACGGGGGTGTTGTTCCCGTACCCTGCGCCACCTGTCGGATCTTCAACCTGTTGGGTCGCACCGAACTGTTGGGTCGCCTCGGCTGTTGCGGCCATCCGATCCAGATAGTCGGTAGACATTCAGATCACATCGTCGCCGGGGACGCATCCGTAGCGGCCGTCGGTTGCATTGCCTGGGCGGCGATCTGCTGCGATTGCTGTGCGAGAGTTGACTGCTGGTTTTGTGCGGCTTGCATGTACGGTTCGATCCGAGCTGCCGTCATCAAAGATGCTGCCATGCGTGTCCCGTTCGCGCGTTCAGCCGCAGCCTGGTTGCGGAGAATCCCGGAGAGCGACGGGTTCTGACCGGCGTACTTTTCGAGCTGATCTGCGTACGCCATCGACGACCCGATCTGCTGATCGGCGTACGGCTGAATGTACTGGGTCATCACCGCTTGCAGGGCGGCGTTGTTAGCGTCACCCGCAGCCTGCGACGATGCCCCGGACAACTGCGACTGGACAGCACCTGCGACAGCCTCACCGTACGAACCTAAAGCAGCGGCTTGCGATGCTTCCATACCGGCTTCGTCGGAACCGTTCGCTATTAATCCGAGATCAAGAGCAGCCTGGTACTGCTGCCCTAACTGGTTCATCGTGTCAGCGGGGACACCGTACTGTGCGCCGAACGCCGCATAATCCTGGTACGTTCCGACCGGCCCTTCTGGGACGGCCTTATCACCGAAGTATTTGGATCCAACACCCAAAGCGCCACCGATGAGGCCACCTGCGAGCGCACCGTACCCGCCGCCGAACACAGCACCCGACGCTGCGCCACCGGCAGCACTACTCAAACCTTTATCAAGGTACGAGTCCTCGCCACCAATGTTGATCTTGTCAACACCGTACTGGGTGACCAAACCGGCTCCTACTCCACCAGCCATCGTTAACGCCCCAGCGGCACCTGCGCCCATCCCAGCTTTAAGAAGCATAGGTTTCACACCACCCGCTTTCATCGCCTGCCAGACACCATTCTTTGCAACTTCACCGCCTGCACCCGCGGCTACATCGTCAGCGATTGATGCTGCTGACCCAACTGGTGCAGCGCCACCCGATGGGGGAGGACCAGCCTTCGAACCGAACTCCCAGTTCGGCTGACCCTTGTAAGGAACAAGGTCAGTACCCGGAACGCGTGCCGGTGTCGGCCGGATACTCACCGGTGTCTCAGGGATCCGGTTCGACAAACTCACAGGTGTCTCAGGAACCCGGTTCACGAGGCTCACAGGTGTCTCAGGGATACCACCCGCGCTTTGTGCTGCGCTCACAGCCCGAGGCGGGCGACCACCGAAAAGTAGCGGATCGCCTGACCTTCTCACCCCGAGAGGCTGACCCGACATCGCACCGGGATTCCCACCGGTAAACCCGGATTGTCTTGGAGCAAACTCAAAGTTCTGACCCCTGAAAGGAACAAGTTCAGTAGATGGCACCGGACGGTTCCCGAGAGTCACAGGAGTTTCGGGGATCACCGGAGCGGGGCGGGCAGCAGGCAACAAAGTCTGTTGTGTTGGTGTTGCCGGTGGTGTGTACGTCGACTTCGGATACCTGATCCCACCCGACCGTCTTGTCGTCCCGGTAGGAGCGCCTGACATGACCCGCCCGGAACCCGCCTGCCGGACAGCCTCCGTAGCGGCACGCCCAGCAGTCGCTTGGCGTGCGTTAGCTGCCGCCTGAGCAGCCCGACGCAAACCCGGTTCTTCGATAACAAAATGTGATGCAGCACCTAACCCGGCCGCAGCAGCGGCACCGCCGCCAAGAATCGCAACAGTTTCCTTCAACCCCGGCCCGTTGTTTGACTTCTTTTTCTTTGGCCGTTTCTTAGATCGTGTTTCTGCCATGACGTTTCCTTCGATCTGCTCGGCGGTTTAAGGGTGGGACGCGGCGTATGCTGCGATACCCTGGAAGAGTTGGGTCGCGGCGTTAGCTACGTTGATGTCATGCGAACTTTGCGCTTCCATTAGCTGCCCGAAACTCACAGCACGATCCAATCCGAGTTGCGCGAGCCGTTCGTTCGCAGCGTTCCGCAACTGTTGTTCCGACACGTTGTGGTTTGCCGCTTCGATAGCGAGGAGTTTGTCCCGGTCGTACAGGTGTCTTGCCTGCTGATCGAGACTCAGATTCGAGTTTTTCAGATCCCAGTTCAGGGAATCTCGACCCGAGTTGATATCAGCGATCGACGCACGGAAACGGGTTCCTTCAGCGGTATACCCTTCCTTGATTTGTGCGATCTCATCATCGGACTGCTGACCGGCAAGCCTCGCGTTTGTGCGGGCTGCGACAGTTGATGTCGCACCCAAAGACGACTGCTCCGAAATGGAACGCTGCATCTCGTCAAGTTCCAACTGTTTCACACGCGCCTGTTCACGCCCGGAAGTCAAACCTGCTTGCCCGTACAAATCTTTGAGCATATTTTCTTGGGTGAGTAGCTTCCCCAATTCGGTTTCGTTCATACCTGCGTTGATGCGACGCTGCGCGTTGATATCTTGGATGTCGCCGACGTTGGACTGCCGGTTCACTTCGGTTGTCATCCGGTTCAAACCAACGCCTTGAAGGTCTGTACCCAACGACTGGTTAATAGCGTTCTGGACACCGTCGTACCCTGCGCCCCGCAACGCGAACCCTGTTTGGGAGCGTTGCAACGCCGCATCGTAATTACCAATCTGGTTTTGGGTGAACACGTTTAACCCCGCGTTGTACGCTGCGTTCGGGTTCACATACGGCAACGGTGTACCCGACCCCGGCAAACCGGGAACCTTAAACGGGGTAGCCGGTTTGAAAGGTGGCATCTTCATAGGTGTAGTGAACGGCCACCCTGGCCGTGCGTTGTTCAACAAGGGTTGACCAATGTTGAACGGTTGCGGTGAACGTAGGTTTCCGAAGCTAGCGTTACCGGGGTTTACCGGACTCAAAGTCGGTGCCATCACACCGGCCGAAAAGTTTGCGTTGTTTCCAAGCCAACCTAGGGCGCTGCCAACACCACTCTGAACACGCTGAACATTGGATTTCGGGCGGGGGATATCACTTGTCGCACCCCACGACCCGCCGGAGCCACCCTGCCGGCCGCCACCCGTGTTGCGTTTAGCGGCACCCGCCGCGATCTGAGACAAGATCGACATAGCAGAATCTTACAGTAACGGTACAGACAGTACACGGTTACAAAAACGGTTAGAACCCGTACCCGCCGTCGACTAGCCACGAGGGGAGCATCTGCCCGGTGTTCGGGACGATACTTCCACCCTGATCAGACCACCGTCTCGTCCTTGACAGCATGTCGTCAACGTGTTCCTCGTACGCAGATTTGTGTTCCTGCCAGCGTGGCGACACATCCCGGCGGAACGCAAGATACACCGCATACTCAACAACTAGATCATCCCACCCCGATGGGACAGTAACCGTCGAACCGGACCCCGTGCCGTCCGTAGCGACAGATGCGGGCATCGCATAGTAATGAACCCGAAACACACCGGGTAGCGACGGTGTCGGGTAGACAACAAGTTTAAGCGCCGGCGGGTAACCCCACAGGGTGTACGCCTGACATGTCCCCTTCGAGATCGACTGCTGCGTGTACCACATTGCGTCCATCGCGTGCAGATCCTGATATTCCATCGGGTAGATCCGCTCGGACCCATCAGGTTTGTACTCAACTTTATGGACCCGCAACACGTTCGCAGGGAGCGTGTATTCGCGTGTCCCCTCAACCGCCGCGACAGTTCCCATGGTTTGCAAAGTTTCGGTCCGGCGTGCGATATCCGCTGCACCCTGGTTGATGTAATCGCGTAGCTCAACATCGGACCATGCGACAGCTACCGGTTCTTTCAATGTTTGCCGTACTTTGGTAAGAAACTCTGCTTGGGTAGTCATTGTCAGTCCAATCTGGGTGGCACTGGGATAGTTTCCTGAGCGGAAAAAACGGTGCGATCATTGGCATCCGAGGTGACGGTCCCGGCCCCACTGTTGTACGCCATGAGTACAATCCGGTACGGGCCTGCGGGGAGAGTTGTTTGCCTGCCCGCACCCGACACCGAAACGTGAATGCCCGCCTGGTTGAAATAGAAACGGATCAGCGGGATTGTCGCAACGAGGGTCGTGTTGTCGTTCAACCCGTAAACGTACGCCTCGAACCGGGCGATCGCGCTCACCGCAGTCGAGTACATTCCGACGGTTAACCGGAACGTGATATCAGTCCAGTCAGCAAACTTTTGAAACGTGTCGATCCGTAGGGTTGTGTCAACTGGTGTTGCTGTCGAGAACGCTGGGATACCGTTATCGTCGATCATCAAGTATTCGTGGAAGACGGGTAGGCGATCCCATTTTTGTTCTAACCCCGACCAGTTCTGGGAGTGGTCCGTTTCGGTTTTGGGTGACCGTACGGGTGTTGTGAAACGGGCTTGTTCGGGGATTGCCATTAGTTAACCGCCGCGCCGGTCTGGTAACCCAACGAGGTCCGGTACACGATAGGTGCGGGTGATGTTGCTGATGCTGCGTCACCTGTTGAAGTGATCACAAGTTCGATGTCATGCCCGCGTGTGTTGACCGCTGCGAACTGTGCGACGGGGCGGTCAGAGTTAATTGTGAACGTAGCTACGGACTCGGTTACACCCAAACCCTTGACCTTCACGGTTACCGTGCCGACACCCTGGGCGACGATCTGTACTTCACGGAAATCGTGGGAACGGTTCCTGGTGCGTTCCAACGGCTGGGATCGCCACGAAAAGCTGTGCGCCCCGACAGCCGGATCGAACCGTTCAGCAACAACCTGACTATCACCCGTGATCTTACCGGGGTGCGCCCAGAAGTACCCGCCGGACGAAGGGTTGTAATCCTTATACACACGCACAGACGGGTCGGACAGGCGGAACCACCCGTTGGTACGAGTATCAAACACCCAGTTGTTCGGAGCTAGAACAAACGGATGCTGGTAAGCGAACTTGCCGTGCGGGGTGTTCAACTCGTTGATAGCAGTTGAATCGTCTTCAGGTTTCCAAAACCAGCCTTCGAGTTGCGGCGACAGGGGTGTGACCTGATCGCCACCCGCCCACGCGTACACGCCGTTACGGGTGCCGTACACCAGTCCGAGAGGTGTCGGCACAGGGATGTTTGTCGCACCTCGAGTCGAGGGGATACCCGGATAGTCAGTGACCTGGGGTGCGTCCAACGGGCCACGCACAACAGTCCCACCGCCATCATGTTTGATCAACATGAGTTCGTTAGCGTTCATTGATGCTGCGGCACCGAACCCCAGGGTTGCCCCACCGAACCTTGATGGGGTCGTTTCCACATACGGGTACACATATGATGATGAAGCCCCCGGCAACGTCCCGTTTACTGTGGTCCCTACGTTCCCGGCGAGATCGTTCGGTGGGGTGAACTTCCAAAAGTCCCCGGACCCCAGAATGTACGAACCTTCGGGAACGTAACTCGCACCCGAGCCGGCACCGCCAAGAGCGACACCTGTGTCACCCCACGGCAATTCGGTTGCGGGGTGGAATGCTTTCTGACAGTACACATAACGGTTCTGATGTGTTAACGCCAGATACCCAACGAACCTCGACTCGTTTGTTTGCGAAGCGATAACACTCGTACTAGCGAATTGGAACCAGGTGTCAACGAACATCCCCTGGTTGGTATAGGTGTCCGACGCGTTGACGTACAACATTCTCGGCCAGATTCGGGCGCGAGCGTAACCCAATCCCGAACCGTAACCGTCCATCGTGTACAGGAACCCGACGCGACCAGGTTTGTGACCCGGACGGGTCCGCAAATCGGTTGTCGTCCACCCCTTGTACCCGATACCGCCTTCCAAACCTGCGTTGAAATTGTAGTAAGTACCGGAAGTGACCTGCGTTATATGAGCAGGTTGCAACCGGAACCTGCCACGCCCCGGTGGGGAATCGGAATGCGTGCCGATCAGAACCCTGTTCACACCAGCAGAAGAAGCCAGCCGGTACTGGACAGCCTGAAACGCCCGATACCTCGCCCCTGATCCCGTGTTCTGACGCAACGCTTGAAACATGATCTGCAACAAGTCGGGTGTCTCAGAATCCGTGATCCCGGTAAGCGCAAAAGGGTCCGCGTTAGCAGTTTTTGTTACCGGTGACAGGCAATGCGTTGACATCAGATAGGTGTCCGTACCCGTGTACCCTGCGCCCAGCGAGTACATCGAATCCGTGATCGTTTGCACCACCCCCGGTAACGGGTGCAAACCCCCACCGGGATGACCGTAACAACCCCAGGTGTCTTCAACCTGTGCGTACGAAGATTGTGTTTGCGGATCTACACGCGCAGGGTTCGCACCAGCAGACGCATAACTTGCCATCACACCCGGCGTAAAATCTGAGATATCAACCCATTCGGTAGAACCCTGATCGGGTGCCGGCATCAGATGTACCTCCGGTCACGCTCATACGCTAACCATTCAAACAAAAACTGTTGCTCGTTCTGTAACGCTGCAACCTCGTTTTTGAGGCGGATAATGTCGGTGGATAAACCCAACACTTGCAAATCTGCGTCCCTGTCACGCGCCGAAACAGACGACTCCTGCGACCGAAAATGGGTCGTCACCCGGCCTTCTTTCTCAGCGGACGCAAGCGCCCCTATCTCCCGAAGTTTCACAGTCAACTGCCCGTTCACAAGTGTGAGCCGCTCAAACTGTTCCGATCCGAAAGACGGGACACCGGTATCTGTCACCGTTTCCCAACTTTCACCTGGTTAGGCTCATCAACCGGTGGAAGCCCATCGGTTACGGGGCCGGTAGCACCAAGGTTTGATCCTGCGTCAACACCAAACGGTGACCTCGAGTTCCCAACCTCAGCCTCAGGGGATAACACCACCGGTGTCACATCAGGCTCGCTGTCACCATCAACGTCAATACCTGCGGTGGTCAACGCGGTACGCATACGGGCCAGCTCGGCGGCCATCAACGCAGTATCAGACTGCGGTTCCGCACTGACTTTGATCCGCTCACCCGACGGATCGTCCAACACGGTAGACAACCGGTTCCCGTCCATATCCCAAGCCTCAATTTTCGGCAACCTGTCAACATCCACGCCTTCAACACTGGTCACCCCGTAGAACAGGCAAAGGTTCGAATACGTCTCATCACGCCACGCGTCGTAACCCGTGTTACGCACATTCGGGTGACCCATCCAAGCGACCATGCAATCAAACGGAACAAACCGGTCTTTGCCCGCAGGGATCTCAATAATGTTCCCAGCGTACGGGTGCGAAAACAACCGGTCACCGCTGTTAACAATACGAATTGATTGTCCTGAATCCATGTGAAACTCCAAATTGGGGAAGGTGCCTGAAAACGTGATCAGGTTCGGAACCGGAAGGTTCCGAACCTGATTGTACTACGAGGCCCACCATGGGGGGAGTGTTGGTAGACAGTACGTTTACTGTCCGGGTGTCAGCCCGATCAGGTTGGGACGATACCCGGTGAAACGTAAATCTGCTTCAGAGCGCCTGTTGCGTCACCCGAAAGGATTGCTTCAAGGCCAAACCCAACTATACGGTTACCTGCTGTAGCAGCGAACGCTACGACACCGCCGGCTGCGCCAGCCGCAACGTGATTAGGAAGAGTCATTGCTGTTCCCGTTGCGTTGTTACGAACCTTCGCAGGGCCTTCAGTGACAACCAGTGCGATCTCGTCGGCGGCAACAGCCCGCTCGACAACTCCGATAATGGTTTTGGAGGCTGCAATAGCGGCAACAACTTGAAGCGCCTGGGTAGTCGTGTTGTACTCAACAGCGACAATGGTGTTCGCTGGGATTGCCGCACCGGCAACATACTGCTGGACGGTCTGACCGGTAGGGCCTGCGACAGCCAACTGGTCAAAACTGCCTCTAGGGTTTGTAAGTTGTGAAGGCATAAGCCTGGTCCTTTCAATCTTGGTTTCGGTTTACAGGGCTGTGAAAGCGCCCTGTAGGCGTGGGTTCTTGCAGATAAGCTCGCCGGCCCAAAGGATCTTCGCTGTCATAGCGTCCTGATCGTGTGGGGTAACGAAATCTTCGAGTGCCATATCAGCCCGAGGGGACACAGCAAGTTCGAACCAGTTCTCGTTCAGCATGTACAACTTGCCGTTAGCAGCGGTACTACCGGAACCGGAAGAAACATCAACCTGCGAGTCAACAACAACAGGAACATTGTTGAACAAGATGTTCGTGAAACCACCGGAAGCGAGAATCTCGTCCGCACCACCGGCAGGAACAGTGATCTGCACGTTGCCGCCAGCGGTCCCGTAAATCAGCGACCAGAGCTTGTTGTAAACGGCCCTACGGCCGATCATCAGCGTTGGTGCCTCACGGCCGACAGTCAGGTTCGAGAACACTGTTTGAAGAAGATCAAACGACAAACCGGCAAGGTTCGTAGTGGAATCAATCTTTGATTGCCAGTAAGTGTTCGTGTGGCTGATATCACCGTAAGTACCAGAAGCTGCTACAGCCTGGGCGAGTCCGGTAAGACGATCCGGGTCCGATGCGTTACCCGCATACAAGTCGGTTCCGAGAACGTGACAGAAATCGGTTTTCGTTAACTCGAACTGTGTTTTAACAAAGTTAGCGATCGCCTCAGGGGTGTCAGTCTTGATCATGGTTAGACCATCGATCGTGACCAAAGCACCGTACTGCTTCCAATCGAAACGTGCGTTCTTCACAACGTCGAACGGTGCGCTGTTCAACGGGTCGAAACCGGAATACGCCTGAGCGTTATTCGGGCGTGCATACTGGATTGGAACCTCGATGTGAGTTCCGCCCTGAACAACCTTCTTGTTGGCCCGTACAAGACGGTAGAACAAGATGTTGCTGTCGTAGGTGGCATCCACGATCTCCGGCATGATTGTCTGACGAGACAAAGATGAAACTGTGCTTGTGCCGATAGCGCTTGGCATTATTTTCCTCCCTGAGGATACAACCGGAAAACCCGGTTTTAGATTGTTGGTACCCCAGGGAAGGGAGGTTCAAATATCAAGGTTGATAGAAGCGTAATACGTTCACACACGAATGTGGTGTATTAGGTGGACGGATTGTTTCAACGGCCTTCGGCCATAGCTTTGGCGAACCCGTCGACCAACATTTTTTGGCGGTCAGCGGCAGTAGCCGGAACCGGCGCTGCGGGCTTCAACGATGATGGTGTCCCACCGCCACCACCTGTCAGAGCGCCGGCACGAGCTTTACGATCAGCGACCTTTTGGGTTTGTTCCCGTTCGGCTTCAACAGCGTGCGCAGTTTCAGACTGGATAGTCCTGTCACGGAACGCCGGGACCGTCCAGTACGTTTGTTCGTACGCACGATCAAACAACGCGTCCGGGTTCGCGATCCCCATCTGTTCGGCGAGGAACGTAATGATGTTCGAGTTTTCCATCGTTGTCGTTAGCGCCTGAACTTCAAGTTCGGACAGTTGGTATCTGTCGGCGATCTCCTGGCGTTTCACCATGAACGACTCTGTGAGGACTTGTTCTTCGCGTGCTTGTTCCTGCTGGTACACGGCGTACTGCTGCGCTTTGAGTTGTTCGATCTCTGCTTGCTGGGTCGCGAACTGGCCTTCCATGTACCGGGCGAGATCGGGGTCAACAGTGTCTTCGATATCGAAACCTTGGACAGGTTGCGGCTGCGGCTGGGGTGCCTGCTGCTGCTGTTGTTGGGGTGCCTGTTGGTCGTACTCGATAGCCTGAGCGATACGCGCTACCTGCTCCGGTGTCAGCCCCGATGCCCACGCCAACTGTGCTTCAACATCTGACCGCAGGTAGGAACGCCCACCGAACTCGAGGACATCACCGGTTGTTGCCGCTACAGGCTCAGGTGTCGGATCCGCAACAGGCTCATCATCATCAAACCCGTCATCGTCATCATCGTCGTCGAATCCGTCGTCGTCGGGGTCAACATCAGGTTCGACTGTTTCATCGGAGTCGTCCGGTCCGAGGTCGTTAAACGCGTCGGCCATCTGATCATCAGAAAAAAATGGTTGCAAAGCACCCGGATCGGATTCCTCAACAACTACTTCTTCTTCTTCTTCTACGTCGTCACTTAGGGAAGGGTCTGACATTGTTCACTGCCTTTACTGTTGAAGCACCCGGCGCAGTTCGTCGACACCGGGGGCCATATTCGGGGAAGGTGAAAGGCCACGCTGTTGCATACCAGTAGGTGGGCCTTGCTGTTGCTGTTGGGCTTGCATCATCGCTGCGAGGATCTGCGGGGGGATCCCACCGGCACCTGTGTCGCCTTGCACGCCGGCCATCTCGGGTGATGGTTGCATCGCTGCCATAGGGTCGGCCGCTGTTTGTTGCATAGCTGCCATACGATCGATCGGTTCGCGTAGCTTCCCAATGAGGCGTGTTTCGAGTCCGCCGATAAACTCTTGGTCTGCGTCTTCAGCGAGTTTCATGTCGGCAATCTGGGGGAGAAGCTTTCGTAGTTTCTCTTCCATCGTGTTTGTTTGACGGGTTCCTGATGCCATGACATCCCTTTCGGATCAACAAAGTTTGTTAACCGGCCCGTTGATGGGGCCTCCGGGCCGGTTAACTAACCAGAGGGTTTTGACTACTTGTAAGACTGCTCAGAGCCACCGGTGTTGCCCTTAGGCTTCGCTGAGGCGTTCTGCCCGTAGCGTGCGCCGGTGGTGTGTCCAACCTTGCGGATTGGTGCTGAACCTGTTTTGGCTTTGTGTCCCTCAGTCATGGTTTCCTCCGAGTGAGTAGGGTTACTTGAAGGAAAGCATAGCGGTTCGGGGATAGTAACGGTAGGACCGTTCAGTTGAACAGGTTGGAGAACCAGCCACCGGAAGGTTCCGGCGGGGGTTCAGCGGTGACCGGCAAACCCTCCACACCCTCAACGGACACGACTTGCCCGTCCCTTGTCCAGGTGATCGACCCGGTCCCGTCACCGTTATCCACAAACGTCGACTCGAGTCCGATTGTGTTATCGGGCAGTGCTGGGTCCGGTTCGGTCACAACAACGTCAACCGGGGGGTCTACGGGAATGTCGGGTGTTTCGATAACGATGATCTCGCCGTTAACACCGATATGTGTGATGAGTCCCATCAGACAGCCTTCCAGCGTAGAAGCGCACAGTGGATCATCGGGGTTGCCGTGTACACGCCCGGTACAAGCGGCCAGAGCGGACCGGTCGTGTAATCGCCTGACATGGTTACCCCTGTGGCGTAGATGCGTGAAGCGAACGGGCTGGCACCAATAGCCAACGGTATCGGTGTGATACCCCCATTGAAACGCCTCCAGGTGACCGAGGATGTCGAATTGAAAGCCATGAGGTACATACCCGCCGGGAGTATCACAGGGAGAATCTGTTTCGTGTACACACCGGTAGCGGTCGTGTACGGGATAGCCCCCTGAGCGACACAAGTACCGGTCGGTTGCAAATTGCTGTCAGCAGCAAACACGCCGACACGCAAAGTCCCGGCAACACCCGGCGCTGTTGTCGCTTCAACAGCAAACAGGTCGACACTGATCGGGGCGGACACCTCGAACGGCATGTAATGCGTCTGATTGCCCGACATTGACTGGGTGGCAACCGATCCAAACTGGATGTTTGGAACACCCAACGTGTACCTGTTACCCGTGAACGTAACCGGCGCAGAGTTCGCTGACTCTACGAACGCCAAACAGTCTTCCTGTGCGGCATCAAAATCTGCGTCACAAACAACAATCCCGCTCCCGGTACTCCAATCGCGGATAATCGCCCGTTTCAGAACCCCTCTGATCTGGTTCCCGCCGAGAAGGTTCGACCCGAACTCGACGATTGATGTTGAAGCGACAATTGAGGTGACACCTACCCCTGTGACCGGCGACCCCGTTTGAGTCCACGATGCCAATGTCGGTTCGGTCGCAGAATCAGGTGCCGTGTAAAACGTGGCAGTCCATCCGCCTAACCCGTTGTCAACGTCAAGAGTGACCCGTATCCAACCGCATTCGGTCGTAAACGGGACATCAGTCAAACATGATGCGGTGAGAACAGTTGTGCCATCGGGGGACCATTGCAACGACTGATTCCCCCCATACAACGCTAACCAGTACGCGTAGTTTGGTACGAAGTTTCGTTTCCCAACGACCCCCTGGTTGTACGCCCCGAACCAGTTTGTCGGCTGCAACCGGGCTGTGATCTCAAGATCACCAACAACGTCCAGCACGGCACTGTCAGGAACGGACGCGTAGGTGCCGTTGTTTAACCCTTGGCCGACTAGCCCGTCCGGCCCGTTATATGTTTGCGTCGGGTTTAGCCCGGTGCTGCCTGTACCAACACCACCAGAACCCCCGCCACCGCCCCCATCTACGGGGTTTGTGTACAAGATACGCGGCATGTCAGGTCCGTTCTAAAGTACGGATCTCCTGGGTGCCGGTCCCGACAACAGCCCACAAACTATCTGCGACCATATCAACCGAGATAGAAGCACCTGCGATCACAGCGACACCGTTCGCTGTTGTTACGTCCGACCCGCCCAGGTACACGGTCGCGGTAGCCCCAACAGGGTTTTGTACCAGCACCGACTCTGGGATTGTTACGTTCCCACCGGTAGCGATCTGGGCGGCGGTTGTGCCAACCGTTAAAGCTCGAGATTTCATTGTGTTCTCCCTGCGGCTGTTCTAGCTGATGGTGGTTGCCCGAGGGTGCCTTGCGCCGCTTGCACTTCTCTCAGTCTTGCTGTCACGGTCGGCCACCCCGGAAAGTCGTGTGCCGCTAGGACGGCTTCACCGTCGATAGCGCCCATAGCGAACAAGGTGTCCGCCTCAGCGATCCGAGCGGACCTCGATGTCGACAGGGTTGAACCGGCCTGGATGTTCAACCTGAACCGCATTGGTGTCGGATCGTCCGCACCCGGATCCGGTGTGTAAAAATGTTTGCCCGTTAAACTCGCGACGGTTTCCTCACCGGCAGGTCCGACCATCGCAACAATCCTTGGGGTGTCATAAAACTCGGTGATCAGCCCACCGCACTTCTGGCCCGCTGATTGCAACATTGTTTCCAAACCGCGTAACGCCATCCTGATCCGAATAAACGCCGCTTCTTGCACCGAGTCCAACACACCCTGGGAGTTACGCCCCGTTGGGGTAGCACCCCGCACGATCGCTGACAGACCGGATATGCGTTCGATTTCGCCGACATAAAACTGGATGAGTTGCATCGCCAGTTGGGGGTGGATCTGCGGTGGGTTCATCCACTCGGCTCGAGAACCGGAGTTTGTGGTGATCCTCTGACCGGGTTTGTTTGTGATCTTTGTGCGTTGCAAACCCGAACGGTTATCTTCAACGAACACGGGGTTGCCTGCGAGCCAAATGTTTTGTTCGATCGCGGCGAGCAGCCAGTTGATACTTTTTTGGGCTGGGGCGAGAAGCTCGACCATTGACTGACCCCAGAACTCGCCTTCCTCGACGGGAACAAACCGGTCGTACGGGTGGCATCCATGCGCCCAGATTTTGTCGACAGGTGCGTCCATCAGCACAACATCACCGGATACGACTGTGACATGCCAGTGGGGGGTCGGTGTGAAATGTTCGGAAGGGTCAGCGGGGGATGGCTCACCGGGCATCTGCCCCTGCTCGGATTGTTCCATGTCCGCTGCGAACGCGTCAGCCATCGGATTAGCCGCCGGGTCGGTCGGGGTGGCAGCTACCGGTCCGGGTTGCACAGGGCCAGCAGGAGGCACAGGACCGCCCATAGGATCGGCCATCGCTGCCATCGGGTCGCCCGCAGGATCAGCCCCCTCAACAGGCTCATCATCCAACCGGACATCCTTCGAAAACTCTTTCTTCAAAACTTTCAACGCTTCAATATCCAGCCCACCTTTCTCAGCTTGCGAGCGGAGAAGGTCACCTGCTTTCAAAGCCTCATCGTGAGCCGATTCCCCACACGAACACAAATACCAGCATTCGAGAATTGTGTGCCGGTTCGAATCCATGTTGCTATCACCGTACGAGCGTGTCTCACCCGGCCGAGAAAACTGGGTAGACGTACCAGGACTAATCGGCGAAGTGTTCGCCTTAGCAGGCCCCCCACGCGAATCACCCGTCTGAGTCGGCGAACGATCCAAATCTTCTGTTGTCCCCGCACCAACCTTCTTACCCGCACCGGGGAACCGCTCCTCGAGCGCATCATCGGAAAGTTCGTACGACTCAACAACGTACCGTGCGTCTTTCATTGAGGTCGCGTCAGGGTCAGGGTAAAACCAGAACGGGTCAACACGTTTCAGGATCGCGTCGCCCATACCCGAATGCGCTTGGGGATCCCACACGGCTTTCGTGATACCCGTGCCGAACACATTCCCATCCCATAACACTTTGACAATCTCGGTGCCGTAATCGTTGATAGTCCACGCTGCTTGCAGGGCAATCCGAAGATCATTCCCCTTAGCAGTTAACTCTTTGTGATAGGGGGAGTTCGGCTCGGCGAACGCTGTCACATCAAACGTCGGTGGTGTATCCGATTCCCATGCGACAATCGCCGATACCGTCGGATATATCTCAGCGACTTTCGGTGACGGCATCCACGCCGGACGGCCGGCCTGCCAGACACGGTTATGCAAAATCTCGTACTCGGCGACCCACCGTTCGAGCAGCGGCCGTTTAGCTTGCCGTGCTTTACGAAACAGGTCTTTCACATGGGCGGCTTTTTCCCAATCTTCGGTCGGCCCTTTAGAAGGTGGGCTGTCCGACGGCGGGGAATATGGTGACGGCTTATCCACCTGCCGGAGTCTACCCGTAGCGGCACTGTTAGTAGAGGGTTACTCTGAAGATGTTTGCTGCGCCTGTTTCGCATCCGAATAGTCGACAACTACGGACCGCTGCTCGATACCTGTCCGTTCGAACAGTTTGTCATCATTGCGGGACATATCGGACTGCAACTGCTGGCGTGTCCGCACGACAGTCCCCGACGACGGGTTGAAATGCTCGGGCCACATCGGTGCGGGCTGCGGTTTGTCAGTCCGATAGTCGCGAACCATACCCGCCTGGTCCCCACACGAACACGACGGCCGGTCCGCCCCGTCACCGTAAACGGCGATCAGTTCGACAACCGTTTCCCTAATCCCACAATTTTTGCACCTGTAAGTGTATAAAGCCATATTTCTCCTTAGAAGTCGCCGTCGCTGTTCCCGTACCCAAAGTCGGGTTCGGGGGGTTCATGCGGATCGAAGAACCGTTTCTTTGCGCTCATGTTCTGCCCGTACGCCATCAGCGGCCCGTCCAAAATGTGGCATGTCACGGCGATAGCCATAGCCATCACCGTGTCATCATGCGCTTCCTCAGCAGCGTTCTCATACCCACCGTTCTCCGAGGAAACATAGTTGCCCATCTCGTCGTACGTTTTCGAATGGTGCAACACGAGGCTGTTATCGACCACGGCTTTCAACAACCAGCCGATAGCCAGATGTTTCGACCGTACCGTCGTCGACCAGCCATGCAGATCCCCCGTGACTTTACCGGGAGTCGAATCGGGTCTAGCCCGCCGGTACAAGTTCGGGTAGTTCATACCCAACAGTTTTCCGATAGTTGCGTAACCGGGGCCTTCGATCTCCGAAGTGACCAAAGCCTCGTTGTAATACACCCCAAGTTTGTACAATTCCTCACCAAACGACGCAGGATCAATCCGGCCGCGCCACACGGCAACCTGTTCCATGTTCCGCCGGTTCAACACCTGCGCAACCGCATAATCCCCGCGGGTTGTGTGCGTCGGATCGCCGGCGACGATGTACCGGCCGAAATCAGAATCCGAAGACGGTGCCTTAAACACCGTCAAGTTCCCATCCTCGTGAGGCTGGAAATCGACACGGTCGCCTTCGCGCATGAGGAACCCCCGGTAGCCACCCTCCGGCATGTACGTCTCTTTCAACGCAGCAGCAGGAAAGATATTCGACCCCGACGCGAGGAAAGCATGCTCCGGTGTAGACGGGTACTCCTGGTCAAACCTGCGGACATCCGACCCGGCGAGGTTCCTGACCGCCCAACGCCGCCAGACAAGCTGATCATCCGACAGGCCCATCCGGCGCAACACCTTCTCTTCCGAGTCGAGACGGCCCATCGTCTTGAACGGCAAACCGATATGTGATGCCCGGTACTCGTGATGTTCCCACCATGGCAAAAAGAGTGCTTTGAACTCCGATTCGCCATCCACGGCCGCTTTCCATTCCCGGTGGAAATAGTTACCAACCCCGTTAGCGGTCGACTCGAGGATGATCACAGAACCGGGGACGTTCGGAATGGCCTGACGTAACGCCAACATAGCGATCTCAGGTTCCGGCCAGAACCCCAGTTCGCTCGCATGCAAGAAGTGGATTGTTGACGAACGCCCCACACCCTTATTCCCAGCGGTAGCAACCTTGATGTTCGACCCTGTTTCAACCCACCCAATATCATTCTTCGAAAGCGACTTCGGTGTGTACAGGCGTTTCAACGGGTAGGTATCCCAGTAGCGGCGGGTCATAGCCAGCAGGTTCTGCGACGCGGGGATCTCATGGGCGATGACCAGCCCCCGGTAACCCTCATGGATAAACGACATATGGAATAACAGGGCTTCGGAGATAGTTGATATCCCTAACTGGCGGGCTTTCAACACAATGATCCGCACACGGCCCGTAGAAGCCATCTGCTCTTCCGCCAGCAGCAGGAACCGTTCTTGCGCCCAGTTCGGTTCCAAATCAACCAAACCCAAATCCTTAGTCTGGATCTTCAACTGGGACAGGATCGGCCCGAGGACACTCACCGGTCCGGCCCGTCAATCACAGGGAACCCACCCGGCGACAACGGCACACCCTTCACTTCAACAACCTGAGCGGGCATCGAATACAACAACATGCGGGTCTGCTCATTGTTCGCAGCAACCTGGGCGCGTAGTTCTTCCAACTCGAGATCAGCGTCACGCTCGGTGTTAGACCGGAACAAGGCGGGGATCACAGACTTCAACAACTCCCGGCGTGCGGCCGGCGGCGCGTGATTCAACTGCCATTCAACTTCCAACAGAATCCGTGCGGTCAACCTGCCAAGGACATCACTTTGAACCCCATCGTGGAGTGACACCCCAGGCACCACCAGCACCGGATCAGGCTCGAGCGCCACCGGCTCAACGGGTTCGACAGGTTTCTTCGCACCCTTCTTAGCCACCATCAGAAACCCGGTCGCCACCCAAAAACGTCAAATCCAAATCACCAAAATTGCGTGCCATAACCCGCACCACAACAAGCTGACCCTCCAGATCCGTTACAGGGAACGCCAAATGTTTCTGATCCGGTGGGACACCAAAATTGAGAATCAGATTCCCGTCACGGTTACCCGAAGAGAACGACTTAAAAAACGCGTCGAACTCCGCATGCAACTCCAACTCCGGTTCAGGCAAACCCGGAATACCCGCAGGCATACTCACCGTGGCACCAGGCTTTCACCCGGCCGGACCCCAACAACTTGCGGGCGGCCCTCCTCAGGGATCGACCAGTCAGTCGGATCATAAGAACGAAACTCCCCAACCGTGTCATCAACCGGATCTGGTTCGCCCCACACCGGGGAATCCGCCACCCGATGCGGGGCGTTCGGGTCAGGAATCACAGCCAATTCCATAGCCCGCAACAACACCAGATTCGCCACCCGTTCCACAACAAACCCCATAGCCAACACCAGACAACACATCGCAACAACAGTCCCGACCGTCACAAAACCCGCAGCAACAACCAGTTTCAACACGAAATCAGTATCCATAACACTCACCCTACACCCAACCAACAGTTTCCGAATGGTGTACCCAACCTTGCAGACCACAACCCGTTTACAGAC